CGGCGGCGATCTCTGAGCCGCCGATGCCGTTGGCGCGGGCGGCGTGCCAGTCGTCAGTGCCGGCCTCGAACCAGCCGAGGACGATGGGGGCGGCCTGCACGGTCGTTGTCACGGCCGGTCCTTTCGTCGTTCGGGGCAGGGGAGCCAGGTGGTGGCGGCGACGGTCGCGAAACAGCCCGCCCCAGCGCAGGCAGCCCACGCGCCGACCGAGTTGGAGATGGGGAGGAGGCTCGCCGCCCACATCGCGGTCACGGCGATGGCGAACACCGCCAGGCAGTACGCGGTCAGCCGCAGCACATGCCCGGTCACCGGACGGCCGCCGTGTACCAGCGGTCGTTGTCCGGGCCGTGTTCGGTGAGGAGTCCTTGACGGGCGAGGAATTGCAGATCGTGGCGGGCGGTGGACCGGTTGCAGCCCCAGCCGTTCGCTTGGTAGAGCCGCATGACGGCCCCGGCTTTCCACGTACCGGGCTGTTCGCGGATGGTGTCGAGCAGGTTGCGGCGCCGCTGGTTGAGGGCGTCGCGTTGCTGCCGGGTCACGAGGGAACGCATCGCAGTCGTCACGACGCCACCTCGTTCGTGACGTCCGTCCACCCGGTGAGGTCGTCGGAGTCCGTCGGCTCCCAGTCCGAGTACGGATCCGTGCGCCAGCCGTGAGCGACCGTGCGATCCCCGCCCGGCGAAGCACTGACAGCGGTAACCACGAACATCACGGTCTGGCCGTGGTGTTCACGGCTGTACGTGTGGCCCGCCTGGAAGAAGCCCCGCGTATTCGGCTCCATCGGCACGGGATTCCACAGGACACGGACCGCACCCCGGTCGACCTTCGAGGCGAGCCTGCCGATCACGTCGGCTTGCTTTGCGTACTGGCGTCCCTGCGCACGATGCTCGCGGGCCTTCTTGATCAGCCAGCCGACGACCTCCGTCTTCGCCTCTGCGAGAACCTCAGCCCGGTAGGCGTCGACGAGCTTCTCGGCCCGGTCGACGTCCTGAAGGGTGGCGATCCCGCCGAGACTGTCCTCAGACAGCTCGGCGATCAGCTTCCGGCGGGCGTTCATGCCGTCCGCCGATCCTGCTGCTCGGGCAGCGGGTTCGCCTTCAGGTGACGGCGGGTCGGCAGCATCGCCGGGTGCTTGATCGCACGCGCCGCCCACGGACGACCCGTGTCCTGCAGCGACACCTCGTCCAGCTCACACGCGGGACAACCCGCCTCGAACTCGTTCGGCCGGTCGTGGTCGTGCTCCATCACAGGTCCCCGTCCAAGTCGTCGTGGCAGTCCGCCGCATTCCGGCAGCGGGTCGAGCAGTAGGTGCGGCCCGCCGGGATCGGCGTCCGGCATTCGGCACACGGAGCCGTCTTCGACTCCCACTTGGGGCAGTCGGTGTGAAGGCCCGACAGCAACTTCCGGCCCGCCCAGCACTCCTCGGGAATCGGAGGGTGCTGCGGGTACGGGCCCTCGGACTCCGGGCTGAAGTGGCGGCAGGTCTTGCAGCCGCGTGCGGCCGGGTTCTGCCAGCAGCGGGCGATGTGCGCCTCGGCGGCAGCGCGCTTGGAGTGGGTGCGGGAGCAGTGCGGGCACTGGAACCGCACGACCTTCACGCGGATCGCGGTCGTCATGCCATGGCCCCTTTCGGGCTGGTTGTGAGGAGGAGTGTGAGGGCGGCCACGTCACGCCCCGCCTCGACGACGGCGTGCCTCACATCGGCCCACACCGCCAGCACCCGACACCCGACCGGGGTCGCGAAGAAGCGGTCGGGGAGCGGCAGCAACGCCAGAGCGTGCGGATGAAAATCCGTCCGGGACGCATCGACGAGGAGGAAGAACGGGACCGAAGCGGCGGCGTACAGGGCGACCGCAAGGGACACCATCTGCGCCCACTCAGCCGGCGAGTGCGTCTGCCCGCTCACCGTTGACCACCCAGCTCAGGCAGATCACGCGGCGTCCGATACGAGTGATGCAACGGCGAGTCGTGCGGGTCCTCCCACCCACGGACCTTCAACTCCGCCGCCATCCGCTCCCGGAACGCGCACGTCTGACACGGCTCCCCGTAGGTGTAGCCAGCACCGCACTTCCGGCACTCCTGGATCGGCGCCGGCTTCAATGCCTCCAGCTCGGCGACCCGCGCGGCCGTAGCCTCACGCTCGTCCCGAGCCGTCCGCAGATCGTGCTGCCACGTCTTGCGGTCGGCCTCACGCTGCGCCTCCAACTCGGCGACCCGAGCCCGCAGCCGCTCAACCTCCGTGACGAGCTCCGGAACCGACCGGCGCGCGCTCGCCACGAACTGGACGTCCGCCTCCGACGCGCCCTCAGCCACGAGCAGGACCCGCGCACCGGTCACGTCCTTCAGCGGCTCCTCGACGTAGACGACCGGCTTCCCGTCCGCGCCGTCGGCCACCAGCCACGGCCCCGCCGTCACCTCGTCGAAGCGACGGCTACGGATCTCCGCGGAACGTCCGTCACTCAGCGGCTGCGGCACCGGGCCTGCGGGCATCGGCAGCGCACCCAACGCGGTGACCGCGTCCTCAAGACTTGTGATCGGCTGCTCGCTCATCGCCGGACCGCCTTACGGATCCAGTCCATGACCAGCTCACCGACCGGGACCGGCACCGACACCAGCACGCTCGTCGACGACCCGTCCTCGCGCGGCTCCGTCGACGCGTGCAGCGTCCACAACTCCACGCCCTCAAACTCCGGGCTCACGTGGATCTCCCCGCCGAGCGCACGCAGCCACTCGCCCAGGTCATCGACATCCGCGACCATCACATGCACCGACTCCGCCCGCGGAATCCGCACCGGAGCCGGCAGGTTCGAGGCGTCGACGAGGCAGTCGACCGTGAACGCGTTCCGGTTCTGCGCCAGCGCGCGAGCCTTCTCCGCGTCCGGCAGCGGGGCCTTCGGCAGCGTCATCACCAGCGTGGTGTGACCAGGAAGACCAGTAGGGGTCATACTCATTGCGATCCACTCCTTGCATTGCTTCGGTGGGTCTGGGGTCGCATCCGGGGGCATCCGGGGCGGCCCCGCTTTGTTGGGGCCCGTCAGCCCGTGGGGGCGAGTGCGTCGACGTCGCTGGCCGACCACGACCGGGCGTCCGTCGCGTTCCTCGCGTGCCAGGCCTGGCACTTCGCCAGGTCGTAGCGGCGTCCCTGGCCGGCGAACGGCTCGTCGGGCATGCCGGCCTTGCGCCACTGGTCGATCTGCCAGGTGGAGACGCCGTAGTACGTCTCGATCTCGCGCTGGGTGAGTAGGGGGACGAGGTTGGCCGGGAGGGGGACGCGGCGTTCAGCCTTCGTGCGCTGCATCGGACCTTGACCTTTCTACAGTTGAAGTTGAATCTGTGGGCATGGTGAAGAGGTCCTGGAGGGGGGCGTTCGTCTCCTTGTGGAGTGCCTCGGCGACGAACCAGGCGGTTGAGAGTTCGCAGTTGGTGCGGGCGCTCTTGCCGCGTGAGGTGAGGCGTCCGACGGTTGCGGGGCTGATGCCCTTGCCGGCGGGGTCCACTTCTTTGGTGGCGTGGGCGAGTTCCTCGATGGTGAGGCCGGCTCGTTCCATGGCTTCTCTGAGTGGCTTGCCTTCGCCCTTGCGGCTGAGTTTCGGCATGTGATCCCCGTGCCAGGTGGTGTTGGGTTCATCCCGTTTCCGGGGCGTTGAGACAGTTCTACAGTTGAAGTTGAAGGGTGTCAACGAGGAGTGTCGAGAAGTTGCGAGAACCTTCCCACCAGGGATGGCTGAGCGTAGGCTCATGCATGCGGGTAGTGAACTGAATATGCCACTGAGCGTGACGGTGCTGTCGCGCGCTGCATGGCTTTGCGCCATGCTTCTACTTTCACTTGCTTAAAGTAGAAGCGGCGGTGCACTCTTGGCCCGTGGAGACCGAGGACACCCCCCCAGTCGAGGACTTCGCGCAGGCTCTCGCCGCCCTGAAGCAGGAATACCGGGCCACCGACAGCGACATTGCGCGAAACGTTGGCGTCTCCTCAGCCGCCGTCGGAACCTGGGTACACCGCAAGCGCAAGCCCCGCCGCGAGAACGTCGTCGCCCTTGCGCAGGCCTACCCCAAGTTCACCGAAGAGCGGCTCTTTGCCGCCCTCGGCCGCGAGGCACCGGGTCCACTAGACACTCCCGCAGAGGAGCGCCTCCTTGAGCTGTTCCGGGAACTGACGGCGGAGCAGCAGGAGATGAAGGAAGTGGAGATGCGGGCGCTCGCCGAGCGCAACCGTTCCAAGTTCTCGTGAGTCTCCGCCAGATGGGCTCGCTCACTCCTTGTGAGTTTGCGGGAACAACTTGTTCATCAGTGGTCGCGCGATTGCATCACTTGGGGGTACGGTCGTCGACACGGCCGACGCCCTCCCCCTTCGGCCGCAGGTACCGTTCAGCCTGCGTTTCCGGGGGTTCTGTATGTGTGTCCGCATCCGCTTCACATCCCGCACCGGCCTGCCGATCTACGACGGCACGGGACTGATCACGCTCCCCGCCTCACTCTCCGCCTCACACAGGGTCACCGCCGTGCGGGCGGTCCTCTCCGAACTTCATGTCGTCCAGCCTGAGTTGGGTGCAGTCTGCTGGTGCGGGGAGCCAGTCCCTATGCTCCCCGCTGTACCCCGACAGCGCAGGAGCGAACAGGTGATGTCCCATGGGGCGTAGAGCCTCGAACAACCCGCGGCAGCTACGGCAGAAGACCTGCGGATGCCAGCTCTGCATGGAGAAGTACCCGCCCGGAAAGTACGGGCAGCGCAACCGCCGCCGAGACTGCCAAGGCAGCTGGCAGGCCCGCTACCGCGATCCGGCAGGCAGCCAGAAGCAGAAGTGCTTCCCCATCGCCGAGGGCGGCAAGAAGGCCGCCGAGGCGTTCCTCGACAAGACGCGCACCAAGGTTCGTGAGCGGACCTACGGCGATCCGAAACGCGGCGAGATCACCATGTCGCAGTGGTGGGAACTGTGGTGGAAGGCGCAGCCCGAGCGGGCCGTCACGACGAAGAACCGGAAGCTGTCCAACTGGTCCGCCCACATCGAACCGAAGTGGGGACGCTGGCGGCTGTGCGACCTCGAGTACATCGAACTCCAGGCGTGGATCACTAAGGAGGTGAAGGGCTACCACACCCGGAAGAAGGTGTGCGAAGTCCTCAACCAGATGCTTCGCGCCGCGGTCAAGGACGGCCGGCGTATCCCCTTCAACCCGGCCGCCGACCTCGACATCGGCGAGGCACCGGTCAAGCACCCTGACGACGTTCGGCCGCCGACGCGTGAGGAGGTTGCGCGGATCGTGGAGTGTCTGCCGATGTACTACCGGCCGGTCGTCGTGTTCCTGGAGAACACCGGGATGCGGTGGGGTGAGGCGACTGGGCTGCGGTGGGAGAACGTCGACCTCGAGGCTCAGCACCTCAAGGTGAAGGAAGTGCTCAGTGAGGATGAGGGGAAGCTGTTCCGCAAGCCTGCGCCCAAGTCCGCTGCCGGTTTCCGCACGGTGCCGGTGACGCCTGCTGCGGCCGGTGCGGTGCAGACGATGGTTGACCGGTGGCGTCCTGCGAAGTCAGTGACGCCCATCGGTGACGACCCGTACAACCTGGTCTCCGGCGAGCTGGTGTTCCGCGGCCCGCAGGGTGGCACGTTGACGCGGCACAACTTCCGGCGGGTGTGGGTGCCGGCCATCAAGGAAGCCGGCCTGGCCCGGCAGGTCAAAAACCCGGAGACGGGTCGCATGGAGTGGTGGCCTCGAGTGCATGATCTGCGGCACGTGTTCGCAACCTGGTTGAAAGACCTGGGCATCGACGAGAAGGACACGCAGACCGTGATGGGTCACGAGCGCGGGTCCAAGGTGACGTGGATCTATCAGCACTCGCCGGCGGATGTGGCGGCGAAGGTGCGGGCTGCGATGGCGCCGGAGACCGAGGGTGTTCGATCGTTGAGGGCGGTGTGAGGGCGGATGCCACGCGGATGCCACATGGATGCCACGGAACCCCCGCGTTGGTTCTGGTGGGTTCGGGGAAGTTCCTGTTTCCGCAGGTGAACCGGTACCTCGTAGTTTCTGGTAGGTTCACGGAAGTTCACGCTGCGTGTCTACGTTCTCTCCTAAAGCGGGTGTCGCAGGTTCGAATCCTGCCGGGGGCACAGCTTGCGTAGCAGGTCAGAGTAGGTGCGGGCCCCTCGTTCTATTCGAACGGGGGGCCCGTTCTGTGCTCGGATGCCACATGGATGCCACATCCCCACGCGATCTGGCCCGTAGATCACCCATACGAGGGACTGGACTGCGTTCAGACAGCACGTAGAGTGGCCCGCACGAGAGGGGCAGGCGTGCTCCCCACACGCGCCTGAGACGTGCCTCTCGTAGACCTGCACGGTGCCCCTGGGGAGGACGGCCCGGCAGGCAGAGGGCCCCCATCGGTGATATCGGTGGGGGCCTTCTTGCGTACAAGGTAGACCGCCCCGGCACCAGATGGTGCCGGGGCGGGACGCTTTGACCGGGTCGTAGCGTCTGACGGCCGGCGGGCGGAGACGTGAACACCAGCCGGCCGCTTTGGTCCCGCGGCCTGCATCGATCAGTCCGGCGCGCGGTGCCTGTTCAGTTACCCTCCGACAAGATCATTAAATTTGCCTGGCTGGGCAAAGACAAGAAGTCATGATCCAGACAGCTTGGGCGGGTGCCTCTCGACCCCATGCCCGACTGGGTCTCAGCCCGCCGCCAGCAGATCGGGGAACGCATCCGTACCGCGCGACTGCAGGCCAACCTCACTCAGGCCCAACTCGGCGAGCGTGTCGGTCGGGAGTACCGCACGATTCATCGGTGGGAGTACGCGCAGCGCATCCCCAACCTCACCGACCTGCTCCTCTTAGCCGCCGCCCTCGACATCCCGCTCGCGGACCTCGTGCAGTAGAGGGGCCCGCCGTCGGCAACGGGGGGTGCGCGACGGCGGGCCGTGGCCGCTGTCTCAGCACGGGCAGCGGCCGTCCCGGCAGTGGGCGGAGTGCGACACGCCCCGGGCCGGGAGACTAGCGGCGGCGGGCTATGGGCGCCGTCTGTGTGGGCGGCCGGTGGCACGGCTGCCGGTGGTAGTAGTCCGTGGGGCGTGCGCCGGACAGGGAGTCGGGGATGTGCTCCCGGTAGGACTCGCCGGGCTGGATCGGTTTCTGGCAGTGGGCGCAGATTTTCACCGGTACTCCCTCATCAGTGCGCGCAGTGCGACGCCGGTCGG